AAGCCAAATGTACCTGTTAAATCTTCAGAAGCTATTCTCTTCTGATGTAATCAAAGCATTCAAGGAGTTAGAAGATGAACCAGAAGCCGCTTAATACTATAGTACCTGACATCTACAAGATACTCGGAGACCTTTCAAAGGGTGAGCCTCTTCCAATAACGGAGGAGGCACTTGACCTTACGATGGCTTCAATGAAAGAAGCAATCCTACATTGGGCAACACCAAGGAAGCGGGACACCGACTTCACTGTACGAATGTCTAACGTAGGTAAGCCGTCCCGACAGATGTGGTTTGAGAAGCGTGACCCTAATGGTCGTGGAGATGTTGATGGTGCAACGCAGATTAAGTTTCTCTACGGTCATGTGTTAGAAGAGATTGTACTTATGCTTGTACGAATGGCAGGACACAGCGTCACCGATGAACAGAAGGAAGTAACAGTCAACGGCATTGTCGGACACATGGACTGTAAGATTAACGGTCAGGTAGTAGACGTTAAGTCTGCATCCAAGTTTGCCTTCAACAAGTTTATGAAAGGCACACTGGCTGACGATGACCCTTTCGGTTACTTAGGACAGCTTGCCGGTTACGAGAAAGCAGAAGGCACAGACGAGGGTGGTTTCCTTGTTATCAACAAAGAAAGCGGTGAGCTGTGTATGTATTGTCCCGATGACTTGGACAAGCCGAACATAGATACTAAAATTAATTCTCTATTAAACGAATTAAAACTTGACACGCCGCCTGAAATGTGCTATAATCCGACCCCTGATGGCAAGAAAGGAAACATGCAATTGCCTAAAGGATGTACGTGGTGTAAGTATAAACACGAATGCCACAAGGATGCCAACGATGGCGAAGGACTTAGAACTTTCAGATACTCTACAGGCTATAAATACTTAACCCATGTAGAGGCAGAACCAAAGGTAGATGAGATACTATGAACGGAAAGAAAAGTAAGTCTATAAAGAACAGAGCGATAGGCATCCAGTTGGAGTGGGTGCAATCGCTTCTCGACACAGAAGAAGCGCAGAAGGTAACACACAGTAACTTGCAGGACATGCTGCCTAAGCAGACACACATCTGGGCAAGAGGTCAGTTCTTTAACAGTGCCTTCAGTCTCAAGCATTTAAAGAACAACATCAAGAAGATACACCGACGAGACCCTAAGCGTAGCATCTGGGACATTCACTTAAAAGATATTCAGGATGTGATAAAGATACGATAACCACATCCGCAAGGAGGCGATTTGGCAAAGGTACGGAAAGGATATAGGAAAGCGAGAGTGAAGCGCCCAGTTGAGAAAGACCTGATAAAAGGTTACGACTCTAACTGGGAATATGAACTTCACTCTGGCATACTAGATGCTTGGGAACATCACGTTGACAAGGTTGAGTATGTTATACACCACAAATACGAGCCGGACTTCGTGAGAGAAATAGATGGCAAGAAGATATTGCTCGAAGCAAAGGGCAGGTTCTGGGACAGCGCAGAGTACAGTAAGTATATCTGGGTATCAAAAGTTCTACCACCTGAGATTGAGTTAGTGTTTTTGTTTGCTAACCCCAACGCCCCGATGCCCCAAGCCAAAGTTAGAAAGGATGGCACACGACGCTCTCATGCTGAGTGGGCTGATAAAAATAACTTCCGGTGGTTTAGTGAAGATAGTATACCGGACACATGGATTAACGCTAAGAAGCGAGAGGACTTTAAAAATGAGTTTTAGCTCTGTACATTTTGAAGTAGCAGCCCAAGTCCAAGAGAAAAAAATAGAGGAACAGCTAATAGCGTTAGGTTGGACTCCCCCAAGACACACACAAGCAACCTCAAATAATGAAGGAAAAAATATGAGCATTAACGATGCAACACCGGCAGACTGGGACAAGGTAGCCGCTACCGGAGAACCTACGTTTGAATCTTACATGGAGAGGCTGAACTCTCAGGTAGTATTCGATGGCACTAAGCCTGAACCACAATCAGCTTTCGCAGATGACATAGAAGAGTTTGCAGGTTGTTGGAATGAGGTGGAGAACCACGAGTGGTTAGAGTATCCCTCAGTTGGTAAGCCTGACCCTGTAAATGCTCCGGTACATTACAACGCCGGGAGCATTGAGTGCATTGAAGCTATCGAAGAGTCTATGAGTGCTGACTCATTCCGAGGCTACCTCAAGGGCAACTGTATGAAATACTTGTGGCGTTATAGCTACAAGGGCAAGAGCTTAGAAGACGTTCAGAAAGCTCAGTGGTACTTACAGAAGCTAGTAGGAGCTTTGGGCGGATGAAGTGGTGGAGGATATGGGCAAAGTCATTAGGTGAGAAGGTTGGAGAAACAGACAGGCAAGCCAACATGGTTGCTATCATCCGAACCTTCTGGTGGGTTGTCCATATCTTCACATGCTTTATGATTATTGTAAGCAACGCAAAAAACATGGGTTGGCTATAATGGATGACAGGAAAGAAGAAAGGCGTGATAGGTTTGACCGCAAGAAAAAATTCAAGAAAGAAACGAGGTCTTCGAAAGCGAAGGCGCAACGAAAACAAATAAAAAGGAAAGAAGATGACAGGATATTTATGGGGTATGCTCTGGAGTATTGAGCTACGGTTTGGTATTGGCTTGGACATCGAGAGTGTTGACAGCCGCCCAGTATGGACACTGAAAGACGAAGAGCTAGACACGATGCCATTCAGCGGGTTGATACTACAGATTCCATTCTTTACTATTTCTATTGGCAATGTGTATACGGAGACTGAAGCATGATGACACCAAATAATATTTTACGACTAAAGAGCCTTGGCTTTTTTATTATCTCTCCCATCTATGTACCGCTTGTGGTATGTTGGGAAAACCGGCAAGACATTAAAGACTTTTACAAAGAATGTTGGGAAATAGCTACAAACACACACGAAGAATTGGAGAAGTAAAGATGGACAAGTACCAACAGTTTATACACAAAAGCCGATATGCACGATGGATGAGAGAAGAAGGCCGCCGAGAAACATGGGCAGAGACAGTACAACGTTACGTAGATTTCTGGACAAACCGTGGACAGATTGACAGCAAAGTGGCCGGAAAACTATACAACGCCATCCATGACCTAGAGGTTATGCCGAGCATGAGATGCTTGATGACTGCTGGTGTAGCACTAGACAAGGACAACGTAGCAGGCTTTAACTGTAGCTACCTAGCCATCGACTCGCCCCGAAGCTTTGACGAGCTGATGTATGTTTTGATGTGTGGTACTGGTGTAGGGTTTAGTGTTGAACGTAACTTCATTACCAAGCTGCCTGTAGTTGCAGAGTCTTTCCACAAGACTGACACAACCATTGTAGTGGGTGACAGCAAGGTTGGATGGGCCTCAGCATTCCGTGAGTTGATTGCAATGTTGTATGCCGGTAAGATTCCTAAGTGGGATATGTCAGGTGTTCGAGGTGCAGGTGAAAGACTAGAGACGTTTGGCGGTAGAGCTTCAGGGCCACAACCACTCGATGACTTGTTCCACTTCTGTGTTGATGTGTTCCGCAAAGCAGAGGGTCGTAAGCTAACATCTATTGAGTGTCACGATGTAGTGTGTAAGGTTGCTGACATTGTAGTTGTAGGTGGTGTTAGACGTTCAGCACTCATCAGCTTGTCCAACTTGAGTGATGGTCGTATGGCTAAAGCTAAGTCTGGTGCATGGTGGGAGAACGATGGACACAGACGTTTAGCTAACAACAGCGTAGCTTACACAGAGAAGCCAGACTTCCAAGCCTTCTTGAATGAGATGCAGACGTTGTATGAATCAAAGTCTGGTGAGCGTGGTTTGTTCAGTCGAGTTGCAGCACAGAAGATTGCAGCACGTAATGGTCGTAGAGACCCAACGTATGACTTCGGCACTAACCCATGCAGTGAAATCATTCTACGAAGCAATCAGTTCTGTAACCTTTCAGAGATTGTAGTTCGAGAGAACGACACAGAAGAAACCTTGAAAGCTAAAGCAGAAGTAGCCGCCATCATTGGCACGTTACAAGCTACGCTTACTGACTTCAGATACCTTCGTAACATCTGGAAGAAGAACACAGAAGAAGAAGCTTTGTTGGGTGTTAGCATGACTGGCATCATGGACAATGCGTTACTGGCTACACCTAACAACCCTGAAACAGAAGCACTACTGGAGAGCGTAAGAGATGTCGCTATTGCAACGAACAAGAAATGGGCTAAGAAACTTGGTATCAATCAGTCTACGGCTGTTACTGCTGTTAAGCCAAGCGGTACTGTTTCTCAACTTGTCGATAGTGCTAGTGGCATCCATCCTCGGTTCTCTAAGCATTACATTCGCCGAGTACGTTCGGACAAGAAAGACCCGCTTGCAGTCTTCATGGGAGCAGCAGGATTCCCAGTAGAAGATGATGTGATGTCAGAGTCTTCGTCAGTGTTTAGCTTCCCGGTTAAAGCACCGGAGACAAGCGTAACGGTAAGTGACGTAGGAGCAATGCACCAGTTAGAGTTGTGGAAGATGTATCAGAATAGTTGGTGTGAGCATAAGCCAAGCATCACTGTTTACTATACAGACTCTGAGTTCCTTCAGGTAGCACAGTGGATATGGGATAACTTTGACTTGTGTAGTGGTATTAGTTTGTTGCCGGTAAGTGAGCATACGTATCAACAAGCACCCTACGAAGATATTACACCTGAAGAGTACAAAGCATTGCTAGAGTCTATGCCCAAAGATATTAACTGGACTGACCTACAATACTTTGAACAAGAAGATAACACAACCGGCTCACAGGAATTAGCGTGTACCGGCGGTGCTTGCGAAATAGTATAGGAGATATACATGAGAGCAAAGGAAGCTAATTTAATATCTTTTAAAGTCATTGTAACTTCTTCGGGGGCCATCCTAACGGAACTGGGTGGTCTCCCCGAAGATAAACTACATGAGTTGTTTAGCGGTAGAGAGTTGTCGGTTGTGCGTACAATCATTAGAGAATCTAAAGCTAAGCTTGAACCACTACACAACCATATTGAAAATGAACTAAATGTAATTAGTCAGACTGTAACCTAACTTACCACTTGGATTTATCAGCCCAATATGCGGCAGACATTTTGCCTTTAGCAATGTTCTTCCCATGGCGGGCTTTAAAGCTTTTACGCTT